TCGATGGTGATGGTAGACCAGACTGGATGGAAGCTGTGCAGGTGTTTAAAGAGTACGGCTGGGAAGCTGGGATTGATTGGAAGTTTAGCGACCCGCCACACTTTCAAAAGACTTTAGGCAATACCATATACCAGATGCACAAACGTTTTCTATCCGGCAAAGTTGATGCAAATGGCTATGTAATAATATGAAGAAGCTGGATATAATCCGTAGTTATCGTGATAAGTACGGGATGGATATGCCAACACTAAAGCTGGCAAGAATTATCTTTAAAGAGAATGCAATTTTATTTAAAGACGTTGAGCAGGTACGAACCTATTTAAGGGGTATAGAAAATAAAGCAGGCAATCAAGTAAAGGTTACACATCCTTATCCGGTACGACCTAAAAACCCTTACAACCTACCAGAGAGTTACAGCAAAGAACCTGCTGTATTAAAACTACCTACGGGCTGTGATTCCATCCTTTGCATATCGGATTTGCATATTCCATACCATGACATAGACGCTTTAAGCCTTGCTATTGAGTATGGAATAAATAACGATGTAAACACTATCTTTATTAATGGTGATTTAATCGATTTTCACGGGCTTTCTCGGTTCGAAAAAGACCCAAGAAAGAGAAGCGTAAAACAGGAATTTGAGGCGGCTAAATCGTTTCTTATAGCGTTAAGGGAGGCATTCCCAACGCAGGAGATTTATTGGCTTTTAGGCAATCATGATATGCGTTATCAGAAGTGGCTAATGACAAAAGTTTATGAGGTGTTTGATGATGAGTACTACCACTTAGAACAACGGCTACAAGTCAACGAACAACGGGTTAAGGTGATAGAGGATAACGTTTTGGTGAAGGCTGGTAAGTTAGCCATAACTCACGGGCATCATGTAATGAGGGGTTTCTTTGCTCCTGTTAATAGCGCACGGGGTGCATGGATGAAGGCAAAGCAAAGTCTGCTAATTAGCCACGTACATAAGGTTAGTAATCATGTTGAAGTTAATCTGGATGGTGACAGCTTTGGCACATGGTCAACAGGTAGCCTGTGCGAATTGCGACCAGATTATAGCCCTTTGGTTAGCAATTACCAGCACGGCTTTGCTCATATATTAGTAGATGGTAGCGGTGATTTTCAAGTTAAAAACTATCAGATTATCAATGGCAAAATTCACTGACGAGACACCGGAAGGGGAAGGCGAAGATTTTATCTTTGAGCCTGTTGACTATACGCTGTACATATCAGCAGCCTGTGAAGTGATGCGTAACCTTGCCGATTATGAGCCTATGACAAAGGACAATCAGATTCGAAAGGCTATGATTTTACGCAAATGTATTCGGATGATTGACCACAGCATAGGCGAACTTTACAACGAATTATTTGCTGAAGAGCCAGAAGATTGATTATATTAGCCCTTTCTGATAGTTGACATAAATATGATGGTATTCCCCTGACTTTTCCAAGTCGGGGGTTTTTATTTAAAAAATCTTTCAAAAAAGTTTAATAATTATTTGGTGGATTAAACTTATGCCCTTATCTTTGATATATCAAACAAACAAAAACACACAAAATGAAAGTAGCAAAACACACAGGGTATTTACTGATAAACGAAAAAGGTAATCTTGAAATGGTTACTTATGCTCCATGCCAAAACTACTCAGGTAGAAAAGATTCAGACCAATATGCTTTAGCGCAGGGGTTGTTTATTGAGGATATATCACATGAATTATGGATAAGTGATGTAAAATGTTATAGAGTAGTTGGAACACCAATGGGATTACAAACAATCAAAAATTTGACTTGCAAGATTATAGCAAAGCAGTCGTTTAACTGGGATATGTCAAAACCAATGGGGGAAAGACGGATTGATTTAAAAAAATCGAATCGCTGGGATGAGTTCTACCATATTTTAAAAAACAAAAAATAATTCAACAAGGGGCGCAGCATCCTAACAACTGCAAATAAAGATGAACAATTATCAAATCACAATCGGAACTGAAGTAAGGTTTATCAAGGGCGATAACTTGAAAGATGCAAGAAACACTGCGCAAAACATTAAGTATTACAACGGCTACAAAGGCAAAACAACTGTTAAGCGTATTTCAGTAAACCAAGTTTTTGACTATTTAAAATCATTATAATGAAACAAGAACTTATCAGATTTTACCTTCAGCACGAAAAAGCTATCATTGCAATCGGTGTAATTATCCTGCTTATTATAGTAGGTCAGGTTCAGGAATCAGCCCCAGAAATGCGTTAATAATTAAATCAATATATGAAAGAAGTAGTTAAGGACTTGCGTACTAAATTAAATCTAACGCAGCTGGAAGTAGCAAAGCTGACGGGAATAAGTATAGTAACAATAAACAGGGCGGAGGTTAGCAGCGTAAAGCTAACAACCTATCAGAAAATAATTGAGTGCCTGACTAAAGAGGCATCAGCGAAGGTTTAGCATTGAATACGGAGTTAACCCCGGTATTTCTATACTGGGGGTTTTTAAAGCACATTTTTTTAAATACCATCATAAAATCAAACATCATGAAAAAAGTTAACACGTTAGTTGTCGTTCCTCACTGGTGGATGGATAAAGCCTACCATGACACAGTTATCGGGGTAGAAGCAGAAGTTCGTAACGATTACGGACACCATGAAATAATCGTAAAGAAATTGTCTTTTGTAGGCTACCAAGCTTTCAGATTTAAGCCAGAGTTTATTCATGACTTAATGGAACTAATAGACCAAAAAGTTCTGGACTATTACGTTAATAGCAAATTGAATGTCGCAGAAATGGCGGAAGATGAGTAAGGTTTTAAAGATGGTGCTGGTAGTAAATGACGAGATAGTGCAGGAACAATACGTTAGAATGGTGCGCAGGGATATTGAAAAGGTACGTGACAGATGGTATTATTCTTATGCACTAAAGCAGAAACGTTACGAAGTCCATTTAATTATTCCATCAAAAATAGAAGAAGAATCAAAAAATTATTTAACTTTGTCATTAGATAAGTTAAATTTCAATCAACAAAAACCATCAGAAAATGAATCAGAACTTACAGACAGCTGACGAACTGGGCTTAGTTGCTCAAGTTATTATTAACGGAGATTTAAGTAAGCTATCAGCAAAGCAAAGGGTTGACTATTACAATGGGTATTGTCAGCGTTTAGGCTTAGATGCTTTTACTAAGCCGTTCGATTTGCTTAAACTTAATGGCAGGGAAATACTTTACTGTACCCGGTCAGGTGCGCAACAGCTTAACAAGTTGCATAATGTTAGCCATGCAATAACGAGCAGGGAAACCAATGCGGAGGCTGGCGTTTATATGGTTACTTCACGGGCTTGTCTTCCAGATGGCAGGTGTACAGAATCAATCGGGGCGGTGAATATTACTAACCTAAAGGGTGAGGCTTATGCAAATGCTGTAATGAAAGCAGAAACAAAAGCAAAGCGCAGGGCAACATTAGACCTGTTAGGATTAGGGGTATTGGATGAAACGGAGGTGGAATCTATTGCAAATATGCCTAAAAGCGAAATGCAGCCTATTACAGCCCCTGTTTTAAGTGAGGCTGATAT